GACAAGTGGCATCTGGCGCAAAACCCTAGATGCATTACCCTTGACAACATTTGGAATAATGTTTTCTGCACCAGCAACAAGCCTGGAAAGAAGCTGACCGGTTCTAGTTCCCGTCTCAAGGACGTTAGCTACGACCGTGCCATTTGCTATGTATGGTGCTAGGGCTTGGAGGACTTCATCCCTAGTCTTGGCTGCACCCAAAGCTTTTGCTTGTGCTACATTGAATCCAGTCTTGCGTGTTCCTTCTTTACCAAGCATCAAGATGGAGTACTCATCGGCGTCAACGAGCCAATCGATGACTGCTTCGCCCCTTGACGAACTCAAGTAGTTAGCAATAGCACCGGCATCATAGCCTTCGTCTGCCATCGTATCAAGCTTACCAGCGAGTGCCATCTCCTCTTGGAGAGCATCATCAAAAGCCTTGAGTGCTTCATCTGCTGTAGATGCTGGACTTAGCTTGTATGCCGCAAAAAGATCTTCTCTTTTCTTGACAAGAGCTGCGTACTCAGCCTCCGCATTGGCTAGGTCAACAGCCTTTCGAGCAGCAGTCTGACCAGAAGATGTCTGCATTTGCCGCTGCAGGTCGCGGATCTCGCGCATCTTGTTTCCAGCGCGGATAAGTGGATCGGCTTTCCAGGATAGAAATACTTCTCCTAGTGCCGTAATAAGTGTTCCGTATCCAGTGTCTGCGTTACCGCCTGTTATCAGGTTTGTTACTGGATCGACAATCGAATAGGGTCGAACATATGTCCTGTTGCCAAGCTTGACCTCGAGGCCCCTAGATTTTATGGCTGCTTGTCGTGCTCGGAATCCAGCACCCTCTTCTTCGTTTACAAAGAATCCTTCGCCTAGATTCGGCTGACGTCCAGCGAAAAGATCTTTGGCAATTTGGATTGCGGTAATTTCGTCATCATTATCAAAACCAGATGTGATAGGATCTAGTAGGGAAGGAGCCTTACCGTACCCAAGTTCCTCACGTGTCTTACCTGGGATCTTAGATTCCCCGGTAAGCCAGTCGAGTTCGCCTTTGATAGCTCCCTCTACGTCTCCAAGAAATTGCTCTCCTGCGTTGGCAACATCTCTAGCTGCTGAGTTGAGACCTTCAAGAACAGTTTGACCCGGTAGAAAAGCAAGTCGAGTTCCAGCCTTGACAAATCGCCAGATCTTACCACGAAGAGTCTGCTTGAATTTTTCGTTCTCGCGCTTTTGTCGCTCTTGGAATGCGTCAAGTTCTCGCTTTGCTTTGGTCTGCTGGTCGATATCGATTAGCGTCTGAGCCAATTTGTTATCTGGCATAGCGCCATTCTCAACAAGACCGGAGAGGATACCACCAGATGCAAGAGGATTCTTTTGGAGGACTGCTCTAGCGCGAGCACCGGTGTCGCCAGGAAGTAAGTTGGCGGCAGCGCGAAGCTCCCTATAGTCCATCATCGTTGGATCTACTGTACGGTTTTGTACACCGGTCAGTGTCCAGCGACCCTGTTCATCCTTATCAATCTTTGGAGTTGTCACTAAACAAGCCTATCTTGTGCGCCAAGTACTTCAAGGACACGACGCAGGTCCTCATTGTTTGGGTCACGAAGATACATAGCTTGGAGCGCAGCGACACCAGAATCAATCCTGCCATCGACCAGCGGGGGCATCGGAACGACCTCAGGGCCAGGAGTGCTAGGATCAAAGTCGGAACCGTAAGAAATGGGTCTATCGGGAAATCGAGTCGGCTCATCCAATGATGTTACCGGCATCCCTTCGAATAGACTACGGAATGCTGGGGCCTCTGCTTTTGGCGCACCAGCAAGTGGCGCCTCAGTCTGCATAGCGTAAACCTCTTGTGATGTTACACCTTGGCTGCGCATCCCTGGGATGTAGCGAGCTGGTTGTGTCCCGGATTGTCCGTCGCCACCCATAGGGTTGATGTTCGCCGGATTGTTCTGAGGTGCTGTTGGTCTAAAGCCACCGCGTTGTTCTGCCATTAGTCCTCATCCTCTTCGTCCAGGTACTTGCTTGGATTTACGTTCTTTGGTAACTTGAACTCTACCCAAGCAGGGTATGATTCTTTGTCCATAATCAGGCTCAGGCAGATATCGTCTGGAAACCCTGCTGCCTTGAGCGAATTGTAATATTCGTTGAGCCAGATAGCGTAGACTTCTAGTTCGCTGTGGTACGGATTCTTGACTGTACGCACACGCTTGACGGTTTTGACTTTCTTCTTAGGAGCAGCCTTTCTCTTGCGTGGTGCAGGCATTGTGTCTCCTATCGTCTACGAACTGATCTTACGCTTGCTGTCGCTTCTCCTTGACCTGTTAGTCCGGAAAGCAAACTCATAATGCTTGGTTGTCCCTGCATAGCTCCAGCTTCAGGAAGAGCGCCTCCTACCGGAACCTCAGCGGGAGCAGGGGACGGTTGCTCAACCATAGAAGGGGCGGCTCCGGCAGGAGGAACCTGTTGTTCTTGAGGCGCGAATATATCCTCAATAGCATCCTCCAAGGCCCGTCCCTTTTGTCTCGCCTTGATAACTGATGCAATCTGTCGAACGATATCTGAAGCATTGCCACCCGATGCTGCCATCTGTGGGATGGCTTGGGTGTATGCTTGTAGTGAACCGAGAAGCGCTTGGCGCATATTCTCGATCTCAATCTTTTCGAGCTCTTGTGTCACGTTGACCGTGAATGGAAGCTCACGCATTGCTAGATCCTTGGAGATCAAACCGCCACCAAGAGCCTGGAGCATAAAGATCAAACCTTGTGCTGGGTTGAGACCAGCAAGCATACCGTAACGGACATCGGCAGAGTAGTCACTCTTGATGTCCTTGCGTGGGTTGTACTCGATTTCGTATGGGCTACCAGCGTCCACACCACGAATCGTCTTGGTCTCGGGGAAGATCTGCTCGTCAACAGCGAAGCAGATCGAAATCACATCACGAAGTGCGCTAGCGAAGATAGCCTGTGCGCTCTTGACTTGGGTATCGAATGCACCCATAAGAGCCTGTACGCCTTGACCGGTGACGATAGATGCGTCGATGTTTCCGGTACGACCTTCAGGATAACGAGCACCGACGCGGAGTTCCTGGTTGAGAAGCTCTTGCTCGGTGAATGCGCCTGCTGGGATGTTGAGCTCAACACGGCGAACACCTGCTGGTGTCGCTGTGCGGATGATGGCGTCGCCACCAAGCTGAAGCTCTTGGACATCCTGTGGCAAAACGATAGGAGCCTGAACGCTCTTCTCTGCTGCCTCCATCGCAAGGAGTGCGAATCGGTTGCGGAGCAACTGGATACCGATGATGTCATCGAACTGACCACGCAGTTCTCCGTCGACGGATGGCTTGCGAGCCACCACGACCATCATCTTACCTAGCGGGTTCTTGGCGCGAGAGAGAACGAGGTTGCTCTTCGTTGGAAGATAGACAACCGATTGGTCTTTGTCGTAATATCGAATCAACTCAAGCTGTTGCGTGAGGTCTTGTCGATAGCCTTCACGTCCTAGCAATTGTCCTTCGAACTCTGGGAACATAGAGACCAGTTCACCCAGCGTCATCATATACCGCTTTGCGAATGCTACACATCGCCCATAGCGATCAAACTCTGGGTAAGCACCCAGTGGGTTTTCTAATCGGATGCGTGGCAGTTTCGCTTCCTCGTCCAATTCAATAATGAATGGGAGGAAACCGTAGGTTATGTACCAGTCTGCTCCCGAGTACATCTGTACCGAGAGATCAGAGTGGGCAAAATAGTTAGAAGCAATACGAGTGCGCTTGTCAGCAAAAGCCCTCGCACGATCCGAAGTCTGATTCGCTGCCGAACAGTTGACTGCGGGGAGTGGTGCCATAACCTCTGAAAGGTCTCGAGCAACAACATCCACAAAATTTGCAACGACATTAGCGTCTACCCCATCTGGAAAGAAGTCAGGATAGACGGATGAGATCTGCCCCTTGCGTACAGCCAAGACCTCAAGGTTGCGAGAGTCGCGGTCTGCGTTGCGGTATCGAAGGGATTCAACCCGCGCCGCAATTTGTTCGTCAGAGAGTGCCATAGTTCCTATCCGTATACCTCAGACCATTGATCGGCGAAAGCCTCGTCAAGGTTGATTGAACCGCGTTGTTGCTTCTGGAAGCGAGTGGACCAGCGGTTGTTCATCCACTTAGTTGTCTGTGAGTTCTGTTGCATCATCTCGCGGATGCGGATGATTGCAAACCAGAGAGCCATCACCGTATCCGTCGGGTTACGGGTGTCTGGCTTCCAGGTGATCAGTTGCTGCACAAGGGTCTTGAGGCCCTCAGATCCCTCATTGGAGGGAAGCTCGATAATGTTGTTGTCCTGGAACCTGCCATCACGCAGAGATCCGAAGAGCATTGCCATAGAGGCGACACCGAAGCTGGAGTCCCACTTGTTCTTGCCCGTGAAGTGCGAGTTGAGTTGGCACCCATAGGCTGCAAGCCAGTTGCGTAGCTCATCGTCCAGGGCGTATGCCTTCTGGTGAGCGTTGATTTCGATGCGTAGTTCCTGTGGGCGGTACTTCTGCACCCACTCTTCGATCAAAGCGCGAATCTTAGCAGGACTTGGCTCAGTCATATTGACCGCATCGAGGATGTAGATCATCCCGTCAGCCTTGTTATACGTCGCTACGACGGCACCTGTGGCACCGCTCATTGCTGGGTCAAGACCTATAACCGTATAACCTTCGACAGACTTTGGGTGACCAGCAGCGCCAGGCTTGAGTGGTCCACGCTTTCGCATTCCGTTGACTGAACCTGCGATGCAGGCCGGTGGAAAAATCGAATCTTCTTGGACGTCCTCTTGCTGATAGACCATTGCCCAGACAGAAGGCGCAACTTCGCTTCGTCGAGTGAAGAGAGACGGTCCATCCCACTTGGGGTAGAGTCCGTTTTCGTTTGCCTCGTCGATGTCGCCTTCCGGGCGATCAGTCCAAGGCCAGAGGGTTTTCCAGTTCTGCGGTTTCTCATCAAACTCGAGCACCGCTGGCATAGCCATATAAGTGAAGGGGCTCTTGCCACCCGTCCATTGTCCGCCGTCCCGTATCTGCTTATATAAATCTATGGGAGCGACACGGGTTCCTACTACAAGTAGTTTTCCGTGCCGTCCCAGACGGGTGATGACTTCTTTTTGAAGCCATTCAATTTGCTTCTCCCACTCGTGGGCATTTGCGTTCATCACCACATCGTCGAGGATAATCAGATCGGCGCGAGCACCATAGATCTGAGATCCAAAACCAAGAGCTTGGACCGTAGGGTCCTTTTCGCCTGAGTCACGTCCTGTACCCAGGTAGATCATATCTGCCGACCAGGTGTTGCTGTCAGCCTTGTAGCCACCCTGGGGTCCGAAGGATACCTGTAGCTTGGTCCAGTTTGGATGTGAGAGCCTGGTCTTGATAGCCGAGAGAAACTTACGAGCCATACCCTGAGTCTTGGAGACGATGATGATTCTCACGTTAGGGTCGGTCGCAATCCGGTAGGTCACGTAGTTGATCGTGATGACCGTGGACTTGGCGTGCTCGGGTGGAACGTTGATCAGGACTCGGTTGGGGTTGGATACCTCGTAGGTCATCGCTGGGTGGAGGAACCTGGGCTCCCTACCCTCAATCAGGTCGACCCAGGAAAGGTGGTGGTCGAAGAGCTTGGTCTCTAGGAACTGCTCGGAGAAGTCCTCGAACGAGATCTCCTTCAGGGAGCTCAGGTCAGCCTTGACACCCTTACCCTCTAGGCGGGCTTTGTCTGCTGCTGCCTTGAACTCGGCGTTAGCCATTGACCATTGGCGGAAGGTGACGTCATTTCGCCCTACAGCCCTCATTGCATCGACGATGGTCGCCCCATTGGCTAGGAGCTCGAGGACCTGCTTCTGGGCTACATCCTTGGGGATGTCCTGTTTTCCTGGCTTACGCCCCATCAGTTATCCCCATTCAGAAAACGATCATATAACGACGCCGTAAAACGGCATAGGCTCCCCATATATAGTTATATATTATATATATTATATAGGAGCTTGCGTAGTCCAGAACGGAGCAAGCTCCGTATATGGAATATAAAATATATTACATATAAGATAACCTGTGCAAATCGTAAAAACGCACACTTTAGACTGAACTTTTTTAGAAATAACCCCCGAAGGGGGTAAAACCGCAGGTCAGAAGGTATATAGGGGGCCATATAACAGAGAATTTTAGGGTGAGACATAATATATATCTGGCGAGCGCATAAACATACCCTGGGTCAAAACTTCCTGAGAGTTACCTGAGAGTAACCTTAGAGCCTCTATCCTGAGAGATTCCTGAGAGTCTGCTGAATGGGCAGACCTATTGTCGATAAATCTCCTAATAAATAAATCTATAAATCGAATCTGAGAGTTTGCTGAGGGTTTGCTGAGAGGGTGACTATCTCCCCGGCACATTAGAACATCTGTTCGAATGGGGGCGCGTTAGAACATATGTTCGAATAGAGATCAAGGCGATGTCCGTTTTATCCCGATTCATAGATTCGCCGGAAAGTCAAGAGCGACACGCCGGGATTCTAAGATTCTAGGCAAACTCTAAGGTTCCGTTCACCATCTGTTCACCTTCTGTTCATCTCCTGTTCACCCTCAGTTCACCATCCGTTCATCTTGTGAGGGCATTATTCGGGTTATCGCAAGTAGAGCATTACCGGAAACCCGGAACCGCTAGGCGGAATCGGACGGAAGGTAATCCCTCGCAAACCGATAGATTTCGAGAGACTTAGTACCTTGATTCTCCCGAAGGTCGCAAGCCTAGCAAACGCGACCCGAAGGGATAGGGAACCGGTCAGGAACCGAAATCGCCTAGTTATCTAAGTAGGTTCGGGAGGGTTCGATTCCCTTCCGAACCACTACCGGGAGATTCCCGGTTCACTAGGTTAGGGGTTAGAAATGTCGGTTACGACGATTAGAGAAGTTCGGACAACCGCTAGACCGCGACACGCACTAGCAACCCGGACACGCTCACAACAAACACGCCACAACTTCCCGGTAACGATTACCGATAAGTCGGGTCGGGTTCGGGTAGTATCGGGCGAAGTGGTCAGACCTAAGCGTGGTCGCAAGGGTCGCACTAGTAAGAATCGCAAAGTTGCTTACCGCCTAAGCGCACAACGCGTGAAGGGTTCGGGAGACACCTTCGATGCGCGAGTGATGCGCGAGATAGGTACGATTCACCAAGATTAGAGCAAGGTAGGCGTGAAGGGTTCATCCGGGTTCGATTCCCGGCACGCCACGCACTAGCGAGACACGCTAGGCACTAGGTTAGGGGTAGTTATGAAAGACACACCTACCGGCTACCGGACACACTTCACCGGGGCTTGGGTTTGCTACACTTGCGGACACTTGTGCGAATGTGAAGGGGAGGGCGAATGATGAGTGAAGGCTATCAAGGATGGTCTAATCAAGAGACTTGGGCTATGGCGCTACATATGGCGAATGACTCAGGACTCAATGAATACTCGCTAGGCTATGCCGGTGCGGAACTTGAGAACTACCCTAATGATGGTGATTCGGAGAACATCGAACACCTATCCGAAACCCTTCGGCATTGGGTAGAAGAAAGCATCTTCTCCTATGAGAATGTGAAAGCAAGCCGATATGTGTACGCTATGCTTCTCGATGTGGGGTCACTATGGAAGATCGACTACCGCGAGATAGCCGAAAGCCTTATCAACCGAGTGAAAGAAGGGGCAAGAGTATGAGCGAGAACCTATTGCTAGACCTTACCGAAACCGAGGTCGAAGTGATGCGCCAAGCACTACGACATCACATCGAACACTACAAGCGCAACGACTTCCGGGTTCTAGCGAACCGGACACAAGACCTACTCAATAAGGTCAATGATGCTATCATCGACTCCAAGCGAGAGAGGGAGAGAGTATGACCGATGAAGTGACCTACGAGTGCGCTAGTTGCGGATGGATTACCGCGCATCGTGACCAACTCCACGAGATAAGCGAGTCGCTCTATTGCGACACTTGCTCTAGGGTGTGCGACCGATGCGAAGAGCGCACCGGCGATGACTACTACTACATCGAGGGCATCGAGGAATCGTGGTGCGAAGAGTGCGCTATGGATAACTCGACCTATTGCGAGAACTGCGATGCTCGTTACGATGACCACCGGGTGTCCTTCTATACCCTCAACGACACCGATGAGTCGATGTGCGAGCACTGCGCCAGCAACCATCACTCGTGGTGCGATGACCACAACGCGTACTATTCCGATGAGTGCTACGAGTGTGGGTCTGACCCTCGCTCGAACATCAACGACTACTCATACAAGCCAGACCCGGAGTTCATCGGCAAGGACAAGCACGACCTATACTTCGGCATCGAAGTTGAGACGGAAGTATGGGGAGACTTAGGGGAAGCGGCAAGAGCGATAGGTATGGAGACATCCTTCTATCTCAAGAATGACTCATCCATCGGTGCTAACACCAAGCGCAGGGGCTTCGAGGTTGTCTCTCATCCTCACACGCTCGATGCGTGGATGTCTCCCGATAACCCGATGCTTCGCTACCTTGAGGACATCCGGCGCAACTTCACCGCTAGGTCTTGGGATGCTGAGTCCTCGTGTGGGTTACACATCCACATATCACGCGCCGGGTTCGGTTCCGGTGCTCATACTCACCGGTTCCTCTCGCTCGTGTACTCCAACGCTATCGAGATGAGTAAGTTGGGAGGGCGTAAGGGTAGTAGTTATGCCAAGTTCTCGGATGTCTATAAGTTCGATGACTATGGCAGACCCTACCGAGACTTCCGCGAC